GATCTGCATACCACTCGGCAGTGCCGACGCGAGTGCCGCGCGGGACATAAACATAGACGACAAATTCGCCCGTATCGCGATGAAACCTGTACCCGTTCGGGCCTAGGCTAACCGGACCCTCGTCGAGTAGCCGCCCCTCGGAAAACACGAAGCCATCGGGCGCGGTCGTAGGCGTCGGCGCTTGCTCGTCGTTCGGCCAAAAGCGCGGCAGCCCCGTAAAGGTATCGAGCCGAGCCCGAAGAGCATTCATTGCTTGCGTGTACGTGCTCATTGCTGCAACACTCGGATGCGTGCATTTTTGAATTGCGCGAGAACCTTCCGGACAACCGGCCCGAAAACGCCGTCGGGCGCCTGCCACGAATGCCCGGCTATTTCGATGCGCCGAACGTACGGAACAGAGTCCGATATGTAGATCGTATCTCCGAGCTTGAACGTCCGGAGCCGCGCCGCGACCTTTGCCGCGGTTTGAGTGTTTCGGATCGTGCGCGGCGGCAGCGGGCGTCGTCCTTTCCCTTTCGGGTATTTGTAGCTCGGATCTCTCGGCGCCGTGCTCGCGTCGATCGAGTTAATCGAAAGCCGCATTGACGAGGCATAGCGCCCCGATGCGACCGGCGATCCGATGCCGTATTGCTTGACGTCGCCGACAAGATCCGAATAGAGCGCCTGCGCGACGGATCGAATGCTTTCTGTCGCCTCGCCGACAACTCGTTTCTGTTCGGCCCGCATGTCCTTTGCGAAATTGCCCGGGCGCGGCGCCATGTCATAGCCTCGCCTCGGCAGCGTACAGGACCGCCACGCCCCGCTCGCGCCGTATGTCGACGTTCGTCATGGTCCGCCACTCCGGCCCGCCGGCCTCGCTCGTAAACGTGCCGAGGGCTATTTCGTCGTTATCTTTCGGAACGATCGCGACCGATGCCGGATCAATGACTATCGAGAAACCGTTTTGCAGGATGCCGCCGCCCATGTCAGACGCTCCGGTGATGCGCTCGAATGCCCGGCACGAATAATACGTGTACGTTTTCGCTCCTGCCGTCCACGCGTTGACGCCTGCCGCGATCGTCTCGCGCCGTATCGTGTAGGGCGCCCCCTTGCGCTTGATCTGTCGCGCCACCGCGCTCGCTTGGGTCATGCGACGAAGCTCCGGCAGACCATTGCGAGCGCCGATGCCACTGCCGGCGGTACCGACATGCCATTCGAGGCTTTCGGCCACGAAGTCGGCACGGCATACGTCGTCGACCCGACGTCCGCGACGCTGTCCGCGGCAACGGAGCTGTCTTGCGCCTGCAGCTCGACCAGCGCTTTCGCAAAGTCGAGCGCTGCTTGCTTGACGGACGCGATCACGGGCGATCGCCCGACCGTGTACGTTATTTCGATTTCCGTATTCGTCGGAAACGTCGTTTTGTCGACGCGTTTCATCGTCCCATTTGCCGCGCTCGTCTGGAAATCAGAGAGCGTCTGCGCGACGCCGCCGTATTTTACCGACGTGACGGCAGTCACGGGGTAGTGCGTGAGCATCATGTAGTTAACTGCATCCTCCGGATACAGTTTCTCGACGATGGTCCGCGTGGCGAACAGCGCATTGCAATACGCCTCAATGCGCTGCGATATTGCCGGGATCTGCCCGTCCAGGAAGGCATCGGACGCCGAGTCGGTTATGCCGCAATATGCTTTCGCCTCTGCAAGCGTAATGAAATCGGTTGCCGGGAATTCCGGCGTAACAGTGACGTCGCGAAAACCGAACATTGTCCGATGCCTTCCTGACTGGATTACATGCCCGGCAGCTTGTTGCCCTGCGCGGCAGCCTGCGCGCGAGCGAACGCGTCACGGGCCGCCGACGCATCGGCCGAGGCCTTGATGTCGGCATCGGTAGCGGCCTTGATTTCCTTCGTGATCTTGATCGCCTTCGCGGTGCCGAGGTTGCACATTGCCGCGGCGACGTCGGGCGATACGCCGCGGACCTCGCCTTTGATCAGACCGGCGCCGGCCTCGGAAATCTGGATCTCGACCGGAACGAGCCCGTAGCCGTTCAGCTCGAAATCTTCCGGAGCGTAGTTATTGGCAGGCATTTGGAACTTTCCTTTTCTTGCGCACACTGGCGCGGTTTTCATTTCGGAAACGATGCGCCGCGGGGCGCTATTGCCCCGCGGCTAGGACGATTACGCGCCCCACTTGACGGTATCGATCAGCACGCCGGCCTTGTCGTACCGAATGTCGAAGTCGTGCGACATGATCCCGCGGATGACGGTCTCGTCGAGCGCGAAGGCCGAGACGAGAGTTGACGACGCGTTGATGTATGACGCCTCGTTGCTCGCTTCGATCCGCAGCGCGCGAGCGGTGCCCATGAGCACATGCCCGAAGTCGACGAGGTACAATTCGCTCTCGTTCGTGCCGGCGCCGAGGTTGCTGGGGATCTGTTCGGAGCGCAGCACGGGGATATTGTCGTACCACGTCGGCGCCGCGGCGTTCTGCAGGCCGGGGAACACGTAGCCCGCGATCGTGTCGCGCATGAACTGCAGATACGTGAACACGCGATTGCTCATGATCCAGTACGGACGCACGCGCGGAACGTTGCTCGTGCGGTACAGGGTCAAGGCTTTCTTGATGTCAACGTCGATCTGCGCGAGCGTCGGCGCCACGGTGGTAGCAGTCGCCGTGTAGACGTTGGACGCATTCAGCAGCGACTTGACGCCCGTCGGATTGCTGCCGGTGCCGTCGCCGCGCAGACCGGCGGCATCGCACGACAGGCCGAGCGACTGCGTAAGATCGTTGCCGACGATCGACGCCATGGCGAGCGGCGAGATCGAGATTGCGTAGTTGCTCATTGCGGTGAGGCCGCGAAGGTGCTTCGCAGACAGACTGACCTTGCGGGTCGTCATCTGCGAATAGCCGATCGCTGTATTTTCCGCGCCGTACGCGCCCGTCGCCGAGGCGTTGCCGCCCGGGATATCGAGCGACCCATACGACAGGTCGACCGGGACCGGGTTGCCGGCGAGGAACGCCGACGAGTTCCGGAGGAAGTCGATCCAGTCGTTCGAAAGCGGCGTCATGATCATGTTGTCGCCGCCGCCACCGGACAGGGACGTGATGGCTTTGGACTGCTCGCCGGCAACGGCCCGCGAATCGTCGGCGATCTTCGTAAAGCCGGCATCTTCGAGGTGCTGCAACGCCGTCTTGGCGGGGCTCTTCTTATTCTTGAGCGACGCCCAAGCACAGACGCCGATGCGCTCCTGCACCGTGAGATCCGGTTGCGTGACCTGGATCGAGCGATTGACGACGACGGCCGAGACGTTGCCATGCACGTCCCGCACGACGGGCACGGGAGCATCCTGCGTGCCGGCGCCGACGCCTGCCACCTTGGCAAGCCGGGCGTCGGTGGCATCGGCTTCCGCGATCTTGGCGAGTAGCCCGTCGATTTCGTCGCCGAGCGCCTTCGCCTCGTCCGCCTGTTCCGCCGTCGGCTCTTCGATCTCGGCCAACGTCCTGAGCTTCGCTGCGGCCTCGTCGGCACGCGCCTTGAACCTGTCGCGCAGTTTCATTGTATTCTCCGTTTGCTGTCTGTTTTCTTGGTTAGAGTTGTTCGGGCTGGTTACGGGGCTGGCTTGAAGTCGAGGTAATATTTCTCGCCGACACTGAACTTCCCGAGCAGATCGGGGTTCGCGATCGTCAAAGAGAGCCAACCATCGGGCGCCTTGCCGATCGGCAGACAGTATTTGTCGTGCCCCCAAAGGATCACGGGGTTATTGCGGAAGTTATCGAGCTTCCAACCGTCTTGCTTGATCGTGTCGAATTTCTCGATATTGATGATCTGCATTTTCGCACGCATCGCGGTCATTGTACGGCCTTTCAGAGTTGCGCCATTTTGATTTGCCGGGCCGCCCATTCCGACCGGATCTTGATCGATTGATAGGGGGCGGGCTTCGTAGCGGCGACGCCGAGCGCCTGCCGCAATTCCGTGAATTCGTTTCTCGGCGCCGCGGCTACGAAGCCGGCGAGCGGCGACAGATCGAGCCCCTTCGAGCGCGCCGTGCAGAGCGCGTCGGGATTGCTCGGAACCGTGACAATCGAGAATTCGAATAGCTCTTGCTCTTCGAAATCGATCCCGCCGTTATCGTTGAACGAATATTTCAGCGGATAGAAGCCGACGCTGCCGGCGTTCAAGTACCCGCCGAGCAACAGCTTGTAGACCGTATCCGCAAGCTCGTGCTCTTCAGCCGTTGCGAATTGAATATTCGCTTCGAGCCCCTTTGGCGTAATGCCGATGTCGAGCGCCTTGCCGATCGGCGGACAGTATTTGTCGTGCCCCCAAAGGATCACGGGGTTATTGCGGAAGTTATCGAGCTTCCAACCGTCTTGCTTGATCGTGTCGCCGTGACGATCTTTCGTCGTCGTGCTGCAGACCATCCGAACGGTGCGGGCTTCCTGATTGGTGCCGAGCAGCTTCGTGTACGCGCGGACGGCCTTGCTCATGCTCTGCACTCCGAAACACAACAGCCGACAAATCGGCCCGGGACGGGGGCGAATCTGTCGGCTGATCTAGTGTTCCGAAGGGCGGGCAGCTCGTCGATGCGGCAGCCTCGTTGACAGCACGTAAATAGAAAGTTTCGCGCGCCGTCAACACGTTTTTTGCATCATGTGCCGAGCGGCGCAAGCGTACGCACTAAAACTGCTTTCGCAACATCGGCTTGCGCCATTAAAATAGATTTCATCGCACGTTTGACGCCTGCCGAGACGTGATCGAAGCGGCGAGCGTGCATCCGCTCGAATCGCGCGCCGACGTCCTTCTCGCCTTCGAGCATGGGCCGCATGGCGCACCGGCAGTTGATATCCTCGGCAGCCTCGCCGAACCCGCCCGGATGATCGGCACGAGCGCCGCTCGGCGCGACGAATTCATCGAGCGTCCCGACCGTCTGCCCGTCGAGCGCTTTGTGGCTGTCCCGTACGACTTGATCGCGTGACGAGATCCACACCTTGCGCGTGAACCCGCCCTGGACAGCGGCAGCCTGCGACCCGTAGCCGGTGAGCGCCGTGGCTTCCGTGTCGCCGAGTATGCCGCCTCGGATCTTCGCGGCGTCCTCGAATAGCTGCTCGATGCGAGCGCTAAGGGCTTCGAGCCCTTCGCCGTTCTCGGCGCCCCTTTCGAGTGCTTTCCGGAGCATGTCGCTTGTCGTCTCGTCGACCTTGCCCATGATCCAGGTGGATCGGCCGGCGAGCCAGTTGGCAACATCCATGTTGATCGAAAAGCGAACCTCGCTTTCGAGTTCCGATAGCAGCTCGTCGCCGTACGTCCGCAACAGCGCCTCATAGGTCTGTTGCATGATCTGAACGGCTTGCACGCGAACTTGCGGATCCTCGTGTGCCCGCGAGATCTTGACGATATCGTCAGCCGATAGCGTCGTCGTCGGGCCGCTCTTCGCCTTTGAGGCCGCCGGCTCCGGCTCTTCGTCGTCTGCGGCATCCTCTTTGGGGTTCTCGGCATCGTCCGCAGCGGGTTTGCCCGGGGGCGTGCCGCCATATGCCGGGCC